GCTTCTGTGCGCCCGGCGGGGGTGAGGCTTCTTTGCGCCCGTCGGGGGTGAGGCTTCTTTGCGCCCGTCGGGGGTGAGGCTTCTTTGCGCCCGTCGGGGGTGAGGCGTCTTTCCCACGTCGGGGGTGAGGCTCGTCTAGCTGTACACCCCACCCGTGAACATATCCACGCTGGGCGCAGCCGCCCCTTCACCGCCGATGTTAAACGTGACCGCCGACTTATCGACGCTGACTTGATGATCAGACCCCGTGATCACGAAATTTTGGACGTGGCGCGGTTTGCCGCTCACATTCGATTCGGGTCCGTACTCAATGCTGATCGTCTGCCCCACCGCGATCTTCTGGATGTACGTTTGTACGTCCGTCAGGTCATACGCCAGCGTAATCGAGATGCTCGTGTCATTCAGACCCGGCGCACGCTGCACATGATCCACCCCCGCGCCCGACGTAATATCCACCGCCGAATTAGACGGGGAAAGCTGCACATCCTTAAAATAGGCTTGTACCGCCGTCCCGCCCATCGTCAAATAAACCGTATTTTCTGCGTAACTGACCATCGTCTAAATCCTCTCCATCCTAAAGCGAAACCGATTGCCGTCGTGATACACCCGCTCACCCCCCACCATCTCAACCATGTGGACGATTTGCTCTTGCTTCACGTGGATGATCACCCACTCGCTGCCCGCGTCCAACGCCCCCGCCCTCGACAAATCCGCGTCATTAAACAAGCTGCTGATCCGCTGCACCCCATACAGCGACTGTACTAATTCCGTGCTGATGATCTTAATAGTCAGCACGATCTCCGCATCCTGACTCACCCGCGCATTCAGTTCGCCGCCGCCCGCGTAGTTGAACACCACATACGGACGCTCGGTTTTCGCGGGCGCAAGGTCGGGAAACGCTTTCGCCCCCCAAATCTCGCTCGATGCGAGCAATCGGTTGCGAACCGTCCGGTACAGCGCATCCAGTGCGACCTCAGCCATTAGCGCATTACCCCGAAGTCTCGCACATAGTCCGCGAATTTGCGTTGACGCCATTCCTCAAACACAGGGGTCACAAACGGACGCGCCGCCATATTCTCAGTACCCCATTCCAGCATAATCCCATAGATTACGCCGTCCTGAACCAGATAGCGCAGCTTCCCGTCTTTCGACCAGCGCATCGACGCCCGCAGCGTCCCCGTATCAACGCCCGGCGGATCACCCGCAGCAGACACGCCGCTCCCGAAGCTCAACACAATATCGTTGACTATCTCCGTCGCCACGCCGCGTAGCATCTGGTCGGCGCGTTCTGGCGTCTCCCTGATCAACCGTTCCAGCTTGGCTTTATTCAGCCTGACCGTCATCTAATCCCGCCTCTGCAAAATCGCGCTGTGATACGCTTCATCGGTCAGCGCGTCCTCAATCCGCACAACGTTGTACACCAGCGCGCCCATCGTCACCCGCATATCCACCGCCAGCGTCACATCCTGCGCCACGATCAACCGATATTCATATTCCAGCGACTCCGCCGCGCCCGCTTCCGCGATCCCGCTGCCCCGCCGCGCCCCAACCGAGATCAACCTGCACGGCTTATCAGCCGCCGTGACCTCCCATTGATGCGTCGGTTCGCCATACGTCCCTACCGTATTCGACTCGCGCTCGATCAGGCACGTATCGCTGAAACTGGTCTCAGTCACACGTCGGATCATGGCAAGCACTTGGCTGCTGATGATTGGCATAAGCTACCTTCTATCTCCCATCGCCCACTTCTTTTCTCCCCTCTCCTGCTTTTGGGAGAGGGGTCGGGGGTGAGGCGTCTTTCCCACGTCGGGGGTGAGGCGTCTTTCCCACGTCGGGGGTGAGGCGTCTTTCCCACGTCGGGGGTGAGGCGTCTTTCCCCACGTCGGGGGTGAGGCTACTCATCGTCAGTCGATTCATAATCCGGCGCTTCTGTTGCCAAACTATCCGCCCGATACGTATGCACCGCCGTCGCTGTAATCGCAGAGATACCAAACTCGCGCCGCTTCTCATTCAGCATCAGTTGATACCCCGCCCGCGCCGTGCCGTTACTCACTTTGAGCCAGTCGGCTTGAAAATCCGGCTGACTCAATTTCAGGATGATAAACTTCAGCCCGGCGATCACCGCTGGCTTCCACGTCGTTTCCTCAGCGATCATCATGGCGATTTCTTCGTCGCTCAAAAATGATTCCGCCGATACGGTCTGCCCCGTGTGAAATCTCACTCGCGTCAAATCGGTTGGCGTCGCTGAGGGGCTATACGTGAAAGTCATGGTTACGCCTCTACAAAAATCGTCACATCTAACGTTTGCGCCGGGTCGCCTTGTGCGATAGCCGCCGTCATGTACCCGTCGACGGGCTGCCGATCATACCACCCGGTCAAATCCGCCCCCGTTGAGCCATCACCCAGCACACGCGGATAATACCACCCCGACGACGTGACATTTGTGAGTGTCAGCACCGCCAGAGCGGGGGTGACAATCGAGATCGTGATGTCAGTCGTCGCCGCTGGCGTCCCCGCTTGCGCCACATAGATCGCGTGGATTAGCCCGCTGATGATGTTGCTTGTCACCGTTGCCACCGCCGATCCCGCGCTCCCCGCAGCAACCGCTTGTGTCAGCTTATGCGCCCGGATTGCCATGATTTACGTGTCCGCCACCGGGTCAAGGATGCCTGACTTGTTCGCCGTATTGAGCGCGTAGTTTTCCGCCCCATAAGCCGATGCCAGCGCAACCGTCCCCGCCAGCGTGGTTACAGCCGCAGCGACACGGTTGTCATACACAAATCCCGTCGATGCCGCCACCAGCAAAATCGCGCTCACTTGCGAAGTGCCGCCCGTTTGCAAAATCACATTCCGCGCAATTTCGCAGTTCACAACCGCCGTTGTCGCATTGATCGCCGCGCACGTTGCGCCGTTTTGCAGCGCAAGGATGAACGTGTTATCAATGATTCGGGCGTTGTCCGTCCCCACCAGTTGAATCCACAGTTGAGCCGCCGCCGCCGCCGTCGCTTGATAGTGATAGCAATTCTTCACCGTCAAGTAATCCGCCGCCGCCGTCGTCAACAAAAACTGAATCGTCTGGAAGGTTGCTGTCTCAAAGTGTTCGATGCCGTCCAGTGTCACATAAGCCGCAGTGACATGGAACATCTTGACCACTTCATCAATCGTCGATGTGACGCGCAGGTTCGCCACCGTGATATTCGCCGCGCTGATCGCAAACGTTGCCGCCGCTGCGCTAAACGATAGCGTTGGACGATTCGTCCCGTTGCCCATCCCGATAATGCTGATCCCCGCTACATCTGCGGCGATCCCCGCCGCCGCGCTGACCGTCTCAGCATGACCGGGCATCACGAAAATGATGTCGCCCTTATTCGCGCTACACAGACCGATGGCGTAATCAATCGTCGCCAGCGGTCTTGACGGCTCTGTGCCGCCATAACTATTCAATCCCGTGCCGCTGTGAACGAAGAACACGCTGCCCGTTGTCAGCAGCCCGCCCGCTCCCGGCAAAATGGGCATTCCGAAGCTGCTCACCCCGTTCGGGAACTTTGTGAGATTGGTCATAGAAACCTCTTTCTTGTAGGGACGAGGCACGCCTCGTCCTTCAATTTGACTCCCTCCCCAAATGGGGAGGGGGTTAAGGGGTGAGGCTAACTAGCTAGGGTTGCTGCCCGCAGCCCAGCGCCAATCGCGCCACCCGTAGCTGTAACGCATCCGTGCGTTGAAGAATGCAAACGCACGCTTTTCCACGCGATCCAACACCACATCCATCGGGATACGGTTGAACCACTTGAGGTTCTGCTTGCGCTTGATGCTGTCCACCATGAACCACGCATTCGAGTCGGTCAAATAATGATCGACCTCCACCTTCCAGCGCCCGCGCTGGGCGTTGATCGCGTTGTTCCCGCTCGTCGGGTCAAGAATCGACTGCGCGATAATCAGCGCATCGTCTTCCAGTCCCGGCGGCACGATCAGCGTATCCGGCGTCACGGCGATCAGGTTGCCCTTGTCGTCTTTGAACGCTTGCATTGCCTCGCGGATCGTCCGCACGTTGTCACGGGTCAGCGCCAGCGCGAAATTGTTATCTTGCACGCCGCTGGTTTCGGGTCCGTTGGGGTGAGAATCGCTGAAAAGCGCCACGCCGTCCGCGCCCAGAAACGCGCTGCTAAACCCGTTATTGAACACCGATGCGCGGTCAACTTCCCGCTTGAGCATGGCACTATCACCCAGCGCCCCAGCCGCATCAATGATTCCTGTGTATTGGTTGTCCTCGATCAATTCCTGCTGAATCGGCAGTTCAACCAGATACGTCGTATGAGTAAACGTCTTCTGATACCCCGCGCTCATATCAACGGTTGGCACAATGCCCGTTTTAGAATAGTGTTCCCACGCATCCGGGCTGACCGCGCCAATCGCCTTCATATGTTCGCTGGATTTGCTTGACCCCATCACGTCGTACTGCATATCAAGCAGCGATGAACGCCGCCCCGCGCCCAAGAAAAACCATTCACGGATACCGGGTTCGAGCGCCGCCGCCCACCCTTCCTTGGTCATCACGCCGTCCGCAAACCAGCGGCGACGCTTACGCAGCGACACAGCGCCCGCCGCATTCTTGCGTCGAGTTGCCCGATTGCCGCCATCAAATTTGATTGCATCCGACGGTGCCATCACCGCCGCCGTTGAGACGAGTCCCGTCCCGATTACCATCATCACCAACAAGGTGATCAGGTGAATTGTTCGTTTGATCATGATATTTCCTCAGTCCCCTGATTCCACGACTAGTGCGCTTGTTACTGCGCTTATTGCGCCTTGTTGTTGTGATGCTTGCCGACGTTGATCACGACCAGCGTTTCTTCCGTCGCTGTGCTTTCCGCATACACGACAAATTCTTTGCCAGAACTCGCCGCCACTGTTTGAGCGCCCGTCGCCCCTGCAATATCGAGCGTTGCGCCCTTCAAACGCGCCACCGCGTCATACACGCCATAGATCGCGTCAACATCAACGATCACCTTAAAGCGCGTGGTGCTGTCCGTCCCCGCTGCCGTTTCGAGAATGATCCCTAGCAGGTTGGTATCAGCAGCCGCCGCAAGGTCAATCTCACCGCTTTCAAGGTTCGCCAAATCGCCCTTCGTGAGCGTTTCGGTGTCCTTACATAAAATATCTTGAATGGTGGGCATTGCGCCGCTCACGCGCCCGCGATAGCGAAATCCCGCAGATGTATCGGTCATGATTACCTCTTCACTCTTGTTCGTCTGTCAACGTACCGGGCAGGATGCTATCCCCCCGGCACAGGCTTCGAGGCAATCCGACGCAGCGGACGCCTCCCCAACTATTCCCCGCGCTGCTGAATCTCTTGCAGACGTTTGGCATAGGCTTCAGGCGTCATATTCATCGCCCGCGCCACCGCCTTCTGTTCGTCTGTCAGTATGACCGCCCGCGTCCCACCTCCACCGCCCGCCCCCGCGTCGATGTCCGGCGCGGGCTTGACAGTCAGTAGACTCCAGTTGTCGTTCAGCCACGTCTGGAGATGTTCCGGCGGGTAATTCACCGGGATCAACTTTCGCATCGTTTCCGGCACGAGCGCGATCCGCGCTTCATTCCCCGCCTTGATCGTGCTTTCGAGCGTTTCCGCCCGCGTCTTGAATGCCTTCAGCGAGTCGGCTTCTTTCGTCGCGTTCTCCGCGATAGTCTGCCACTCACCTTGTTTCTTAAGCCGCTCCTGCTCAGAAGCGTGGCTGTCCGTCTGGTGCTTCACCAGCGCCTCTTCTGCCTTACGTGCGCGTTCTAGCACCTCGTTAAACCGTGATTGCGGAATCATGTTTCCGGTATTTTGCGTCCCCTCAGACGATGATCCGCCGCCCTGCTGCCCTTGCTGATTTTGTTCGTCTGCCACGTCTTGCCCTCTTTCGTTTTTTACGAGCTACGCCTCGAAAAGTTTTTCATCTTTCGATCATGCACTTTATTACTTGGTGTAACGCACATTCTAGCAACCCTACTTTGCAAACATTGGCAGATGACTCACATCGTCATTCACGGGCATATGCCGCGCTTCAAAGGGCAGCCTCACCCTATCCCGCGCAATCGCCACGTACTCAGGCGATTGATCGCCGCAGATGTAGCGCCGCTTGCAATTCCGCGCCGCTAATGCCGTTGTCCCGCTCCCCACGAACGGATCGAACACCACGTCACCTTCTTGCGTGTACGTCTTGACCAAATATTCAAACAGCGCAATAGGCTTCTGCGTCGGGTGTACAGTCGAATTGATATTACTACCCGTGTTTGCGCTCTGAAAGGACTGTACCGAGCGTGGATACCGTAACCCGTCGCTGTTCGTAGTGCGGGAAAAACTATGGTAGATTGCGGGTTGCCCTCCCTTTTTGATGTACGGTTCTCCCTCTGTCATTTGCGGGTAATAGGCGGGCTTGCCGCCTTTCGAGAACACCAGAATGTATTCATGCTCTCGCATCGGTTTCCAACTGCAATCCAGAAATCCCGTTGCCAATGACTTTTGCCATATCCATTCGTAACGGTAATACTGCTGATACGTAACAATCAACTGCGCGGCATACGGCATAATTGCGGTAATGACAATCGGGCATTTCGGCTTGATCACCCTGAGAATCTCGTCAAAGAAATCAACTCGTTTGTCCCATTCGAGACTCGTTTGACCATACGGAGGATCGAACAGCACGGCGTCAACCGACTCATCAGGCAGCAGCGCACACAATTCCATTGCATCAATGACGTGTACCCGATTCATCAGCACATGGTCGAATAAGTAGTGTTGCATCATCGGTGTGATCATCGTGCCAGCATCCCCTTCACTGACGCCTCTCGTACCATCTCACCGAACACGCGATCATGGTACGGTTGCACAAAATCGCGCAGATCAATCCGCCCCCGACGCCACAATTCATACGCCGAGTCGCCCATCTGCGCCCGTTGCCGTTCTTCCGACAACCCCCCAAACCACGCCTCGCCCGTCCGCACATCACGCGGACGCCCCTTCACCACGCTAATCGACGTACACCTGCCCGCATGGTGATCATTAATCCGCTCATCTAATGCGAGTCTCTGACCGTGTAGCGCCACACACGCCATACACACTCTGCTATCTAAGGTGCTAATTCTAATTTGTTCCGTCAAAATATCAGCATTAGCGACCCGTTGCAGCACCGCCGCATCCCGATAGCTCTGCAACTGAACCGTCCGCATCAGCGTATTCGCTTGCGCCACGCTGAACCCCTCGGTCATCTGCCTGATCAATTTCGCAGTTTGCAGCGGATTCCACCCCGCCACAATCCCGCGTATCGCTTGGTTTTGTACCGTCTCCAAAACCACGCCGGGAAAACGGCGCATTTCCTCAGCCCACCCCGGCGAATTGACATACCCCACCAGCGCATTGACCGCCTCCGGGTCTGGCGTATTCCACTGCACGCCAATCACCGCCAATTGCTGATCGTTAATGCCCGGTATCGCCAGTTCCCGCACGAGCCGCCGCGCCGCCTCAATCCCCGCCCGTTGCGCCTCAGCCGCCCCCACATCAATTCGCGCCGCATTCCGTCGCAATTCCGGTTCGAGGTCAGCCAGCAGCGCCCGCAGCACCGGGTTATCCGGTTTAAGCCGTTCGCCCGCCGCCGCCAATCGCGCCGCCTCAGCGTCTAATTCCGCTAGTCGCTGTTTAATCAGCCCCGTCCCCACCGACGACCCGATAGATCGCAGCGTTGCGCGGGTCGCCCGTTCATAGCCGCGATCCAGCAGCAGCCTTGTCAAATCGCCTATTCGGTTCGTCGGTTGTGTCACCATTCCAATCTTTCTCCCCTCTCCTGCTCTTGGGAGAGGGGTCGGGGGTGAGGCGTCTTTGCTCGTCGTCGTCGGTGAGGCGTCTTTGCTCGTCGTCGTCGGTGAGGCGTCTTTGCTCGTCGTCGTCGGTGAGGCGTCTTTGCTCGTCGTCGTCGGTGAGGCGTCTTTGCTCCCCGTCGGTGAGGCGTCTTTTGTTAAGCCGTGAGCGCGGCAGTCCCGCGCACGATCTTGAGATTAATTTTCGTGGCAGATTTCGCCACACCGAGGACCACCGGGTAATGCCCAGACGCCAGATCCCCGACAGGCGCAATCCCGCCCGCCGTCGCGCTGAGGACATACACACCGTCGTCGGCAGCCGCGCTCAAGCTGAGTGTCCCGCCTGGCGTAAAATCATCGTCCTCATACACATACGTGATCGGCTGCCCACTTGCCGCGCCATGCAGCGCAATCCCCACTACGTTCGCCGTCGCAGCGCTGGCATTTGCATCCGCCAGTTTCAGCACCTGTGAGGCGTTGCCGTCTGCATACAACACTTGCCCGGCGGTGATCGTCGCGCCCGCCGTCCCCGACCCTAGTTTGGCATTCGCCCCTTTCAGGACGCTTGCCGCTGTAATGCTAATATCCGCCATGATTCTGTTCTCCCCTATCCGTCAATACGTTGCTGTCAGCCTACCCCGCTCCCACCCCATTAACGCGCCGGAATCAAAAAGGCGCTGCAATCGCACCGCCTCACTTTCCATAATCCGCTTTCTATATCCCGTCTCGCCCGTCTCGCCCGTCTCGCCTGTCTCCCCTGTCTCCCCTCTCCTGCTTTTGGGAGAGGGGTCGGGGGTGAGGCGTCTTTGCTCGTCGTCGGTGAGGCGTCTTTCCCCCCTACGCCGCGACCAGATCGCCCGCGCCCGTCGGCACATCCACATTGACCGCATCAAAATTCGGCAAACTCGACCCCAGCGCCGCGAATGCATCCGCCTGTTGTGACCGTTTCGCCGCCATAATTTGATTGATCTTGTCCTCGTCCCACCCAAACACGGGCGCGATCTCGCGCAGCGCCTGTTCATCCCCGATCAAGTCCGCCACTTCCTTCACATTCTTGATCGTCTCGCTGTCGTTCCTGATCTCCGCGTCCTGCCAGTGACACGACCACCGTGTGACCTTCGGCATACTGACGCCCGTCCCGAACGCCTTCTGCACGCGGGCAGCGAGAGCCATCACATCTTCCCAGCTATTCCCGCCCTTCACCTGAAATCGTTTCAGCTTACCCAACAGCCCCGTCTCACGTTGCTTGAGCGCCTCGCCGCTCGACGAGTCCCCGCCCATCTGATTCGGCAGCGGCGTTTGGCTCACCGTGCCGATCTGGTCAATCAAAAACGTCGCTTGTGAAATAAACGGCACAAGCTGCGCCTGTTCCAGCACAAACGCATCGACCTTCTGCCCGTCGGGGATTCCGTTTTCGCCAATTATTACCCACATCCCCGGCGTCACCTCTGCGGGTGGCGGAAATCCCAACGCCACCTTAATCTGAAACGCGGACAATTCAGACGTCATGACCATGCTCACCAGCGTGCGGTTGAGCGCGTCTTGCATCGGGATCACGCTGGCAATCTCGCTGATTCCCGTCGTCATCCGTGACTTGGCGCGGTTGATGAATGCCACCACCGGCACCCCGACGCCGCTTTTGCTTACGTCCATCCATTCAATCGATTGCTCGTCAATCGCCAGCAGTCCACCGCCCAGCCCGCCTTCTCGGAAGCGTTCCACCCGATCCGCATAGTAGATATTCACGCGCCGCGCCGTGTCCGTCTCATACCAAATCTTGATCGCGGCGACGATCTTCTTACCCATCCGGTCATACACCGTGACCATTCCCCAGCTTCCATCCCACGCCAGTTCATGCGCCAGCATCGGCTTCTGGGCAGCATTGTCATACGCCACCATCACATACGTCACCCCGTCACGGATCGCCGCGTCATGCACATCCATCTGGAGCGCGTCAAATCGGTTGTACTCCAACATATCCCCCGCCCACGCCGACCCCGCCTCGTTATCCCCGTCAATACTGCTGACCGTCAACCGATCTCCCATTTTTGCAATCACCAGATCGCAATAGTTGATCGCAAATTGATCGGTTTTCGCATCACTGATCCGCAGCATTTTTCGCATTTCCGTCGTCAGTTTCGCCCGGTGATTACCCTCGCTGTAATCCCGATACAGCGCCACCGTCTCACCCCACGTCTGTACGTCCGTTTCCCACGTCGCCGACAGCGCAATCCCCGCCGTCGTTAATTTTTCCTTGATTGCACTAAGCATTGTCTCTCCCCTTTACGCCCATCGCTGAGTCGTCGCTTCAATTCGTCTCGTTTTCGGCTGGTCAACGCCCATCACGGCATAGCGCAGCGCGTCCATTGCATGATCCTTTGTTTTGAGCGGTTCATCGCGCACGCCGTGCATATTCTTCGCCCATTGGTAACTTTCAAATTCGTCTATCAAGTTGATCGCGTCATGCGTGATCGTCAATCGCGGCTGCCCGTCCTCCCGCATCACCAGTCGATTCTTCACCATCTGGATACCCGTCTGCACGGTGTTATCCGCGCCTTCAGCGGGCAGCCCCGCCGCCACCATCGCCTTGATATTATCCGGTGACGACGGGTCACAATAAAATCGCTCAATCCGGTACAGCCCCCGCAGTTGAGCCGCCGCGCTCACCCATTCCTCAATTCGCATTTGCCGTGCATACATCTCGCGGATCACCCCCATCCGCCCATCCCCATCCACCCCTAGCACCATGATCACGCCGGGATTCGCAAAGCCCCAATCCACCCCCGCCACTGCCCGCTCATACGTCGGCATATTCACGCGGATATGTTTCACCCGGTCAAACTCGCTGTAGATCAATCCCTCAAACGCAACAAATTCCGCGTCTAATTCCTGCGCGGCGAAGTCTCCGGAATACTCATGTTGCCACGCCTCGACAATCGCCGGATTCATAAATGTATTTTCACGGCTCGACGCTTTGATAATAAAGTAATCTTCATCGTTCAAATGTTCCGTGACGAACGTCTTATATACCCAATTCCGCCCGCGTGGAGTCGTCGTAATCCAATTCCAACCTAGCACCCCGTGTTGGCGCAAGCGCCCGACCATGATTTGCCGAACGTCAGACGGATACAACGCCGCCTCATCCCCCCACCACCAACTAAGCGATGGGCCCCGCAGCCGCTCCGGGAACAGCGTAGACGCATAATAAATTTCGCTGCCATTTTTCAGCTTGATCAACTTCTCGTTTTTGTTGTGATTCGTGATCGGTTCGCCCATCGCCTCTGCAATTTCCAGAAACGATCTCAGACTCGCCTTCCGGATCATGTCCTCAGTCGGCGCGGTGAACATGCCCAAATTCGGCGTCGGAATTCGCCTGTTCCCAATCCACCCGTGCGCCGCTTGCCACGCCCGCAGCGCCCCCCCCCATGACTTGCCCGACCCGATCCCTGCTACAAACGCCGCGTGATGTGCCTCAGTCAGCACAAACTCACGTTGCTTCTCATAGGTCGGGGGCAGCGCTCGTTTCGCCAATAGCTGATACCACGCCACCGCGATCTCCGCCGCTTTCTGTTTGCCTGTCGCCTCAGCGCGGCCCATAGAATATCCCTTATGCCAACTCAGGCTTTAAGCCCATATCCGCCATCCGTTGCAGCGCCACCGCCACATACAGCGGTTCATATTCCAGCGCATAGCACCGCGCCCCACTGCGTTCTGCCGCGACAATCTGGGCGCACGTCCCCGCGAAGAAGTCCGCCCACACTCCGCGATCCGCGTACATCTTGCCAATTTCCTCAAACAGCGCGACGGGTTTTTCTGTGGGATGCGTCCGCCGTTCCCCGTGTTGACTCCCCTTGTGCAGCCCGTTCCACAGGTGATGAAACACCCGCGCAGGCTTGTTCACGCTGCACCACGCCAGTTCACAATCCGCGAAATTATTCCGCGTGATCGCCTCGCGTTTGTCCCAACAAATCCAACAGGACGAGATCGGCAGCTTGTCCGCGTAATAATTCGCGCCCCATAAAATCGTAATCGGCGCGATGTTCAAAAATATTGACGGGGTAAACGGACGATCATCCCCTTCAATCACTGGATAAAGGTTGCTCTGAATAATTTCTGTCCGCGCACGCCCCCCACCCACCTTGCCGCTCGTGCGAAACGCACGGGCGGCAGCACCCTTCCGATCCGCTGATGCACTTGCCCCGAATGGTTTAGAACCGCCGATAGCGGCGGTTTGATCGCTACCATTTTTCGGCTTCACAATATTGATTCCATACGGCGGATCGGTATGCATCAGGTCAGGTTTTTCACCATTCAACAATCGCGCCCGATCCCCCTCGCTGTACGAGTCCCCACACAGCAGCCGATGTTCGCCCTTGCCCGTCACACTGGCGATCACCCACAGTTGACCCCGCTCGACGCCCCACTGTTCGCGCAGTTCCTCAGCCCGGTCAAGTTGTGCGCCCGGGTCACTCGCTGGCTCATCATCCGTCAAAGAAACCTCATACTGCGCCGCCACCTCAGCCAGCAGCCCTTCCAAATCGCCAAACGTCGCATTGACCTCGCGCAGCAGCGCCTCAAGTTGTTCGCCGTCCGTGTCAGCCATCCCCGCCAGCGGGTCATACGTCGCTAAAATCGCGTTCGCCTCAGCTTCCGTCAAATCGGTAATTGCCACGTGCGCCACCAAGTCCGGATGCACACCTTGCCGCATATGCCCATCAATCAGCTTGATTCGTCCGTCGGGCAGCAGCCGCGCCAGCAGCGTCCCGGTAAAGCCAATCGTCTCCGCACTCGCCTTGTACC